TACCTCCTTAACAATAGTGTCTCCTTTACATTCTACCTCGTGGTATATCTCTTGTCTTAGAGTGTCGTAAAAGTACTTTAAAACAACTTTTGAATTATCTATTACTGTTATGCTGTCATGAGTGTAGAAGGTCGCTGTAGTGTCGTGTATGTAGCTTTCTACTATTACAGTATCAACTACTTTAATAGTATCTTTAATTACTAAGCCATGTTTATAGGCGTAATTCTCTGCTCTTTTTACTTTACGGTTAAGTTTTTTTTGTGGCGAGCATGAGATTAAGAATATACAAAGTAGTAGTATTCTCATTTGCGATTTAAACCTATTAAAGAGTCTTTGCTTCTTAGCAATAATAAACCTAAAGCAGCCACAGCTCCTGCTTCTGTTTCTGTATGTCCTTTGCTTATATACAAAGATACTGCTATTGATAAGATAGTTAAACCCATTAAAGTTGTTACTATTCCCGTTTTAAATAATCTTTCCATTTTTTTTGTTTTAGTCTATTTGAAAATGTGCGCCATCCTTTCCCCAAAGGTCTTGCCCCCAGTTAAGTATTACTCCATGTTTTAAGGCTATCTTTTGTAAGTGTCTAGCAATAGGCTCTAAGTATTTTAAATCCCAACTAGCTTGCCCATCTACATAAGCGTAAATGTCGAAAGCCTTACCAGTCATGTGGTAACTTTTTAGCGTCCATGTTATCCTACTTTTGTCAGGTCTTCCCTCTATTCCTACAATGCCCTTTTTAATTAATTGCTCAGTAGTTCTACCTCTAGCGTATAACTCCTCTTGTCTGCGAAAGGTTCTAAAGCCTCCATCTCGTGGGATGCCAAAGTCATAAGGCGATGTCTTAATAGCTTCTTTTAAAATAGTAATTAATAAAGGGTTTATCCCTTCAATCCTTTCTAAACTTCTTTTACTGAATCTATACATTATTTGTTTATTAGAATGTCTAACTTTCCGTTAATTGTGGAGATGCCTACTTTTACCTCGTTGAGTTCTTTATTAATAGTGTCTAGCTCTGTTTTGTTTTTCTCTTCGCTTTTCTCCATTCTGGTATGGATGCCTGAGAACTTTTTAAACATTACGCTTTCGTTTTTTTGTATGTCTTTCTGCATCTGTTTAATTTTATCCTCTTGGCTTCTGTCACTCATTACCATTTTCCAGTAAAAGCCTAAAGCACTTGCCACCCCTACTACTATATAAATCACATCTTTTAAAATAAAAGTCGCCTCCATTCCCTCCATTCTCTCTATTGTTTATTATTCAACTTCTATTGGTTCACTCCATTTGTCTGTAGCCATTAATTCTAGACATTCAGCATGAGTATATATTCCAACTGGAATAACTGTACCATCTGCAATAAATGTAGGCTCGTATCCGTCTTGCCACTTAATTACAAACTGTGTATCGTCTAAACTTTTACGAATTGTAGAAGCTGAACTTTGAGCAATTTGGCTAAAGTCTATTAATGAAATATCTGTTAAGTTAATTACCGCGTATGTTTTTGTGTTTTGCATTTTTATATTTTTAAGGTACGTCTGTTACTCTGTCCACTAAGTCCATATTGTAAGACAAAGCGTTATTGCTACTGTTTGGTGCATCGCCTACTCTGTCCTCTATTGTCATTGCATTAGATGTACCGTCATTACTTCCAACTGCATCGGGTACAGTCCAAACTCCACCGCTAAATGTAGCTTCTTCGCCCATTTTATAATAGTTAGCCAATCCACTAACTGCGGAAACATCAATAGGCTCTCCACTACCATCCCAAACATCCCCAATAGAAATAGCAGAATCAAAAATAGAAACCTCGTCAATGTTGCCATTAAAATAATTTTGACCATTAAATCTTTCGCCAATATGTAATCCACTGCTTAACATTGTTCCCGTTTGCGTTGGAATTGTTCCTATAAAAGTCAAAGTAATTAAATTACCATTAACATAAAGTTTTAATCTATCGGCATTTGTTGCACCGCTACCATCAAAAACAACCGTTGCATTATACCAAGTATCAGCAGTTAAAGTTCCTGCTGCTGCGATGCCATAAGTAGCAGAAGTATGATTAAATCTAGTAACATTTGCAATCATAGAACCATCTGCGCTGCAATTTAGCTCTAGCCATCCATCTGCATCATCCCACCAAACCCAAACTCCTTGTACAGCAGCTAATGGAGTTTTAAACCAAGAGGAAACACTAAACTCTGTTGCATTTTGTAAATTAGATAAAGAGCCAACATCTACAAAATCATCAACTGCATCAAACTCAAAGCTATAATTAGAAACTTTGTCCTTGTTCTCATTGTTAGGGAGTAAAAACTGTGGAGATTTGTAAGCACCGTTATCTCCCATACGATACCAAGCTACTAGAGAAAGGCTTGTCAAGTCAACAGTAGGAGAAGTTGAAACGGTTGCTATCTCTGACGGACTTAATACTTTATCGTAAAGACTTACCTCGTCAATTAAACCATCCCACCAATAAGAGCCACTAATATAGTTAGCTATTTTTACATTGGTTGCGAAATTACTTGTAGGTATTTGGTCGGTGAAAGAACCTTTTAAAACTCCGTTTAAATAAATATCAACATCTAAACCATTTTGCACAGTTATTAAATTATACCAAGTACCACTTATTAATGTACCTACGTTTACATCATCAAAACCTCCGCCCATAGCGTAGCGTATTGTGTCGGTTGCAATTAGCTGAATATAAAATCTATCAGTTACTCCAGTTCCTCCGCTTAATAGCATATATTTTGAGGTGCTTGGCGTGCCATTATACTTAAACCAAACAGAGCTAGAAAATGCAGATATACCGCCATTTAAGGCACTTATAGTTCCTAAACTTACATAGTCATCCACTCCGTCAAAATCTAACGAATAGGTATTAGTAAAAGGTGCGCCACCTCCTGCGCCTACTACTAGACCGCTATTATATCTATATCCATAACCGTACATACGACTATTTTAAAATAGCTACTACTGAGCCACTAGTTAAAGTTATTGCGCTAAAGTAATCGCCTTTCTGTGGAGTTATAAGTACTCCTGCCTTTACTCCAGTTGCAGGGGTTGTGATATAATCTGCTAGTACATCTGTAGCATCGTCTCCGTTTACTTCAATTCGTGCTATTACTGTGTCCTCTGAAACGTAATAAGAGTCTGCATTTAGTACTTTCTCTGCTGTGTCGTTTATTACTACTACGCCATTTATGGCTATTAATTCTCCGCTGTTTGTCATTTTTATTTATTTATTAATTTTGTGGTATTTGGCACTCGTCATATTCTAAAGGTTGTTTAAGTTGCATTGTCATAGTCCAACCTGTTAAGGTATCGTCAAAGCGTTCTGTAAAGCTGCTTATACTTCCTGACTTTTCTATCTTTACAAACTTCCAGTTGTCTGTATATAGCTTTTCAAAATATGCAATAGTATCTAATAATATTAGTAAGGTATCTGACTTAACCTCTGTTTCAACAGTTCCTTCGTTTGCTTTGTCCATTACTAAGATATTAAAACCGTTAGTTATAAAACCTTCGCCAATAGTTGCAGGACTGTCTTGCACAAATAACAAAGGATAGTTAAAGTCTTTAAGTAGAGAATCGTGCTGCACTACTTCCCAGAGATCTCCGTTACCGAACTCGTTTATCTGCTTGTGAGCATTTGCGAACTCCTGAAACTCTTGGATCATTTGGTTGTACGTGATTTTCATCTCTAAACTTTTTTAACTTTCTGTCTACTATGCTAAATTTCTTTACTTTATTTTTTGCCATGTTTTAATCGTTGCAACAATCTCTAAGGTAGTCAAACCCTGTGCCTCTATTCTTTCCGTTCCCTAAGTATAAGCCACCAGTAAAAGCAGAATTTGCAGGGTATATGTCATCTGTTTCTGAGTTACTAGTATATAATGGAAATAGAGTATGGTTAGCTACTAGATAGTTAATTATGTCCTCCGCAAACATCTCCGCTTTATCTCGCCACCTATTAAGTAAGTGGTTTAAGTCATCAAAAGAGGTTACTTGACTATTCTCTGAGTTCTGTTGTACTACTCCTTTGTTTCTGTACTTGTATGCTAGTATCGGAGTCATTTCAAAAACTAAGTATTTAAGTAAGCAAGGTGCTATATAAGTATTAACTAAAATTAAATCATTTCCTGCTAAAGTTCCTGCGCCTGCTTTAGCTATAATGTCATCGAATAAGTTAGTTCCTAAAATCGGTTTTATATACTCGCGTTGAGCAGTCCAGAGCGCATCCACCATGAGCCTTTCGTCTACATTGTCATCTAGGATACTGTTGTCCTTAATGTAGTCCATATCTATTAGTAATGTTCTAGCCATTGTTTTTCTCTTTTACTTCCCTTCTTATTGCTTTTGCTCTTTTGCTATGTGGTCGCATTATAATAAATTCTATGTCTTCTTTAAGCTCGTCAGCTACTTTTACAGCTAAGTCCTTTTTAAATTTTAACCGTTGGTAACTACTAAGCATCTTTCTTAACTCTAACCGTTCTACTACTCCAAATGTGTCTGCAGAAAGGCGTTCTAGTTCCTGTGTTTGGGTTAGTGTACCAACCTCCACGTTTAGTAAATACATCCGTTCCTTGCGCATTGTTTCCAGATCCCTTGCCTAGTGGAAACCTAGTTTCGTTTATTTCTTCATAAGTCCATGACTTGTCGCGAGACAATGCTACCATTCTTTTACAAAAATCTCTACTCTCTGTTTTTAATGCAGGAGCGTCTGGTCTTTTAACATATTTGTAAACTGTGATTATTTCTGTAACTTCCTCCTCTCCTTCGTCTGTTACTTTTATTTGTGTCTTTTGTAGGTCTAGTAAACCTTCTTTTACTAGTCTATTGATTCTTTGCTGTACCTCTGCTTCTGTTTCGCCTACTGTAGACGCTAATTCGCTCAAAGGTGTTTTAGGCTCATTTGAGAGTATCTATTATTTGTGAGT